AATAGCTGCCAACATTTCTACGCTCATTCCTGTGGATAGTGTCTGCACTTTAAGTGCTGTGTTGATACTTGACACCGCTTGCGCTTCTGCAACTTTAGCAAGCCCTGCAAGTTGTTTATCTTCAAGCTTGTCTATCTTGTAGTACGCACTACGAATTGTGGTTTTAGTCTGCTTTAACATCTTCTCCAATCTACGCATTTGGAAAGGTGTGCGTTTGATGAGGTGGAGTTTTTGCTTTTCTAGTTCTTCAACTAAATTTTTCTGCAGAGTCTTCAGTTCTTTTAAAACGTCTTTACGCAGACTAGCATCTAGCCGCAACAGGTCAACTGAATGTCCTGTTATCTGGTCTAGTATCTTATCGCTTATATTTGCCATTATTAGTCTTCATCAAATCCGCCAACTGTTTGTACTTCAACACGACTGCGCTCATCTTCTATGGATATGTTTGGTGGTAGCATCTCGCCTCGTTGTAAGTTCCATAAGAATGTTTCATGGCTCACGCCACCTGACTGCCATGTTTGCATAAGTGCAGTAACCTCTTGTGGAGTAAGTTTAACATCAACAAAGTCAGTATTCAACTCCACAGTAATATCATCTGTTACGCCCATCCACTCTGCCATCTGTGTAAGCATTTGTTGCACAGCTTGTTCTACACTCTTCACTGTTGAGGCAAGCGTGGAAGATTCTGCATTCTGGCGTAGCCGTACAGCTTCTGCAGCTTCAATACCTTTCTTCTGCCCTTCAAGCAATTGTGCGCCTAATGCTGCCATCATGGAACGTTTTTCTTCCATTGCAACTTCTAACGCTCTCAATCCTTGCCCTGTGAACTCTAGATATCCTGCCTTACTCTGTGTATCTGGCAAGATCCATGCTGTTCCTGAACCAATGACTAATTCAGAGTCTGTATCCACTCCTGTAACGTATGGTGTAGGTAGAGCTGTGAAGTGTCTACCATGCTCTAAGTCTGCACTCGTGCGGTAGTGGCTCAAACTCATATCTGCTAGTGCTAAGAGTGGAGGTGTCATTGGAGTGAGGTTAGCACCATCTTGGCTGACTGCTATAAATGGTATATTAGAGAGTTCAACCCCTTTGTTGACTGGAGTAATATCTGCAACTACTTCCCAATCTTTTTTACCCTTTCTCCATATGCGTACAATAAAACGCCCTTCTTCCATCACTAGTTCTCTGTATTGAGTTTTGAACTCTGATTTATAATGGTCTTTAGGATCAACTGCTCGATAGCTCTCCTGCAAGATGATTGCATCCTCTAACCAATTAGTCACCTGTTCAGTTGTATATCCTGTTAAATACGGTCTAGTTCCATCATGGTCAATGAGTACACCTTGCCGCCCCATTAACAATTGTTCTGTCAACATACCCTCTATGAAGTCGCTCAATGATACCCCTGTGTTTGTGATATCGTTGAATAAACTCTCCAGTTTTGCAGGAGCTTCAATTTTTGCATCGAGTCGCAACACCGCCCCTACAAGTCCACTTATAGTAAGGTTTACAACATTGAAAAAAGTTGCTCGTGTTTTATACGCTTGATAACTGTCATCGTCCTGTTTGGAAAGTTTTGGTAAATATTGCTCCCCTCTCTTCTTAACTGCATCTTCCCCTTCAAACGTGTCTCTGCAACGCTGCCATTTAGGTTGGATATTATCATACTCTGGATGTCTGCTCTCAATTCCCATAATGTGTCTCCTGTTTAGTTATTTAGTATCCTACAACTCTTGCTAATTTTGGTTTTGATTTAATAATTGGATACTTCCTATGTATAAAATACCCTCCTGCATCTGGTAAGTGGTCGTTATTACTAGACTTGTCAGGTTCACCTTTATCGTTGTACGCTTGTTGCTCCAAGCAGAGTGTATATTCAGGGCATTTCTCTACATTCACCCACAACGTATCACTCTTAAACGCACTGTTCATACTCAATACTCTATCTCTTACAAAAGGGTTTTTCTTAGGTGCGTCAACCTTGAACCCTGCGCTCTTCAATAAACTGATATCACTCAAACTTGCACCCATAGTGCTAGTAGAACCTCCTGAAGCATCTGGGTAAATTATAACAGAACATCCATCGAAATGGTTCTTTATTGTTTGTATTATGGAAGGGGTATCCCTACCTCTAGTGATCTCGTCCACTGCGTAGGCTTGCCCACCTCTGATAACGTGTATAACTGCTGACATATTGTTGACATTAAAATCCATACCAATATGTATGGGTTCACAGTCTTTCTTGTTGTGTACTATATCTGTATGACACGTCTCCCTGTCAAACTCCACATACACCGCACCGCTTGTAAGGTTTACAAACTTACCCTCAATGTACGCTTGCACTAACGCTGCTGGATAAGTGGCTTTGAGTCCTTCAATGTAGTCTTCTGGCAGGTGTGGATTAGAATAGGTAGGGGCAGTAACATACTCATAGCCTAACGCCTTTGCTGCAACTGGATCTTTAGCCCATTTATCGTAGACAAAATTGAACCCTTCTGGAGTAGTATATGCACTAACTGTATTTAACGCTCCTTTAATCTTTTGGCGGTTGCGCCCTACAATTTTATTCCATGCTTCTGCAGCTTTATCCTTTGCCATAGTGTCTATCTCATCCACGTGAGAACGAAACACTTCATATGCTATGATACGTGCTGGGTTGTCCATAGAACGCATAATTATCTTACCGTGTCCTTCTACTCTACATATATATTCAGATTTATTCAATTGGTAAGGTATATGTGCAAGTGTCAAAATTTCTTCAATGCGTGGTACAAGGTTGAGTTTTAAGGTGTCAAAAGTTGGTGCATACGTGCCTATGTCAGCTCCAGGATGGTTAAATAGGTCTCGGAACACACAAGTTATGAGTGTCTCTGTCTTCCCTGCTCCAAAACCTGCCACAAACAATGGAAACTTGGCTTCTAGTTCAAACATATCTGCTTGTGGAGCTGTTAAGGCTACTTCATGCACTGTGCTCACCTTTATTGATTATCACCTTAAACAAAGATTTCGGTTTTACATTGGTCTCTTCTGCTGGTGTGTTTTTCCATTGTTCGGGTGCTCGATTAGTCAACCAAAAGATAGCCGCTTTCACGTCTGGAGGGTAATGTTTAAATGTGGGCACTGAAATAGGTTCTCCTTCATATTGAAACACTTTTTCATCTGGTGCGTCATATCCACACGCTCGCTTATACAGAGATTGTGCAACTTTTGAATCTGCTTGCACTTTACCCTCTTGTATGGCTTGGTCAAAAGTTATATGAGCTTTACGCCATTTAGTCAACTGCAATGGAGTGATATGAAAAAAGTCTGATATAACTTTATCCGTAGCTCCTAATAAGCACAGTCTATAAACTTGTTCTTGGTATTCTTTTTTGTATCGTACTGCCGCCATTGTTGCGCCTCGTAAAAGTAGGAACATACATTATGCCGTAACAGAACGCCTATGTCAACTGAATTATTTACTATGAGCGCAACCCTGCACTCAACCACTCTCTATCAATGCCTTTACCTTTAATTGTGAGGTGTGTGAACTGTGCTCCAATAGCTTCTCCAGTTGCCAGGTTAAAGGTTATGCGTTCATCTTCTACATACAAAAACACTTCTACATAACCTCCATCTGGTGTGGCGTTTATAATTATACCTGTACGCCCATCATTAAGTTGTAAAGTGTGGCAGTTGGCTCTCATTTTACACAAAAGTCCATATGCAAGTACTTTGGCTTCATAATCTAGTTTACCTGCATTGTAACAGTCTAAAAAGTAATTAAATTCTTGTTGGGCTGTCCAACCACCTCTGACTGGAGCATCTTTAGGGGTTGCGGGGTTTCTACCTTCTTGTGCTAAACGATTGACTTCCTCTACTAATAGATTAGGGTCAACCAATTTGCGCTTCTGGAATAATAGTGAATCTTGCTTTACCCCTTCATCAGGTAAAGCAAGAAAATCATCTTCTTCAAAAAGGTCTAAAAAGTCAACCACTGAAGGCTACATATATCAAGAAGAATAATATAAAGAGTGATAGGATAGCTATAACCTCTAACCCCTTCTCAAACCACCCCCACAACTTAGCTTTGAGTGGTTCAAAATTATAACGTCTACCATAACGGTTCTTTTTACGCCTTGTAAATAATTTCATTCTTAGGCTACCTTTTTAAGTTTGAGTTGCGCTCTAACATCATCAAAGTTATGAGTTCCTGCTGGAGTGCGCATATAGTTGAGAAAATAATCCATTCTAAGATTTTTGACAACTTTGCCAGTGGTGGTATGTACTATATCTGCCATCCAATAGTGCCCATCATACATATATATGTTCTCAAGATGGTATACGTCGCCCCATACAATATGACTGTACTTCTCAATAGTTGCTTCATCAATACGCTTGCCAAAACGCAACTTATGCAAATTGATATTCTTTGTGACTTGAGCAACCATGTACTCTTCTGCTGCTGCAACGCAAGCTTTCTGAGAAGTGGCAGAGAGTAGTACATTACCCTCTTGATCTGTCAAGAGCCATCTGCCCGTCTTGATCTTGTTTATCACTAACGGTTTACCCTCTACTTCATAATATTTCTGTGTATCCTTAAATTTGATATGAGTATATTTCATATTTACTGCTCCTTGTTCGCTGATTTAAAAAAAGTGTGAAAATTGTATATTAAAGTTTAGCGGTTGTCTACCGCTAAACTTTTAATGTATTATGTGAGTTGGGTATTCAACCCTACAGAGTTAGCTGCACTGCACCCTGCTGAATATGCCTCTCCATTTAAAGAACTTTTACGCTTGCTTGTACCATATTTAAGTTCTCTACCTAAATACTCTGCAATAGCATCTTGTTTGACTACTATGAGTGCTGTGCCTGTTTGTGCAAACTCTTTTTCTCGTTCAACTTTGAGCTCTTTAAGCCGCTCGCTCAACCTATGCCCCATACCACTTCTAAAAGAATTTTTATAAGTGCGAGCCTTACCTTTTGGAGAGGGGTTCTCCTTAAAATACTTATCAGTCAGTCGAATTATAGTGGAGTACAAATAACTAAACAACTGCAAGGAGACTTGCACATCAAGTTCTGTACCTACGAAACGCAAGTTTACTTGATGCGCATGTACATGCTTATCATTATGACTCGCTGCAGAAAAAGTTACAAAAGTGTCAAAAACGCCACTTATCGAGATGGCAATACCTTGAACCCATGCAGGACAACGGTTTGCAGTCCACTTCATCTTATCCCATTCACTCCCTAGTATATCACTCTTAATTTGTTCTGGAGTGACATCCCCTATTGACAAGTTGTGTTTACGCATAAGTTTTTCAACCATGCGTGCCGCAACCGCTGCTTCTTCTTCATTGCCCTCTGTGCGTTCTGCCATTGCCATCATCTTACGAATCTTTGCATGCAATTTTTCAGTTTTAGTATTCATTGTCATATTCTCCTTGATTAACCATTAAGTGCTGTTCTATGTATAACTCCTAGTACGTGTCTTAGTTCTAAACTCCACTCATCCAAGTTTGCATTGTCCATAGCTTCTAAGTGTTCTGCACTTATTGCTGAAATCAACTTCACCCCTCTCATAACTTGTTTATGAGTGCCTTGCAGTGCAGCTTTACCCGAAGGTATATGGGTGATTGTCTTATGAGTGGAGCTTTTACCCTTATACTGTTTATGGTAGCAAAACACACTATTTATCTTTGTTGCTAAAACCGTCTCAAACTCTTCTCCATTAGGCAATAAAATTTCAACTTGTATCTTATTTACACTATTGAGTTGATGCATTAGATGCTCTTGTTCAAGCTTCTCAACCACCTCTTTTAAGGTGGTAGGGTTATCGAGTACCATTTTTAATGTGTCTAATTGTGTTGCTGTGATCATTTTTACTTCTCCTGTTATCGCTGTTTTTGGGTCGAGAACCGCCTCAACCCGTGAACAATATTATACACAAAACTGTGTAAGGGTCTACCTTTTTCTTTTGTATAAAAATTATGCACTTACCCCTCCTTCAAGGGTAAGTGCATGTTCTAGAAAGGTAATTTTCTTTTGTTTGTGTAACAACCACTTACACAACTTTTTGAAATTTTATCAGCGGTGTTCCAATCTGCGTACCTGTGTTTCACAATAATCTATATGTCTATAAAACTCATTTCGTTTAGTCTGTGAACTGCAAACCGTTGCCGCCTTCTGCCACCAAGCTATGGCAGCTTTATAATTGCATGCTAATTGGCATTGTTGCGCTCGCTCTATAAAAAGTGCAAAACCAACTCTAACTTTTTGCATGATAATGTTCCCCTTGTTCTCTAACTTGCCAGCAGTTGTATCCTACTTCTCGCCACGCAGTCACTACTTCATCAGTGTCTTCAAGAACCATAAGTGTATTTTCAGGTTTCAATCCAAGTTTAGTTGCCATCTCTAACTTGACAGTAGTATGGTTTCCATGATATACCGCCCCTTCTTCAGTGTCTTGATAGTGGTGTGCAGGTCTCATTGTTAAATTTACATAATCTATGTGGTGTTCTTTCAACCATTCAACTGTCTTTTTATACATTGATTCCGACCTACTCGTGAGGATATGCACTTTGAAACCTGAATCTTGTAGTACTGCCAGTGTTGTTGCTACAGATTCATTAACTTTATCTCCTCCACACAATTCAAAATACCCTTCCCAACCATGTGACTGTATATAAGGTCGCCTCCACTCATCTAATGCCAATGTGTTGTCTAAATCTACAATAATATTGTTTTGTCTTACCATCTTGTTAACTCCTTGAAATTTAAAAGAGCGTCCATTCTAGAGCTTCTTAACTTCTTTGTCACCTCTTTTCTCTTACGCTCTTCTTACCCTCCAAAGTTCTTCTTTGCTCAAGAAGGTCGAGCCAACCGCAAAACCGTGAAATCTCTATAAACCTTCATATAATTTTAGTTCAAATTTTCCTCCTCTCTAAATTATTAAAAAGGTTTAATAGGTGTTTGCGGTTGACTTTGCGGTTGGCACACCGCTCACCATTGGTAGATATAACCGCTTCTTAAAACTGTGTGCGCCTCTTCTTGACTATGCGGTTGATTACACAAAAAATTTCTCGATAACCCTTAGATATATAGTAGGACGCAGATTGTGTAAAGTTTTCTTCTTGAGCAAAGAAGAACAAAATCACTTCTTTTGCATCTAACTTAATGTTCTATATAGCACCACTGACACTTTCGAGTCATACAAGAAGGTTGTGTAACATACAACTTTGTTTGTTCCTAAGTACTAGTTAACAGGTTCAAGAAGGACGAAAACTTTACATAAAAAATCGAGTTTTGCGGTTGGTTACACAATCTTGCGAGTATGCGGTTGGCAAGAAGCCTTCTTGAATCAAGAAGCTTATATACCCACTTCTTGAAAAGGTTATATAATTTTGTCGAACGGACAAAGAAGCAACCAACCGCATAATTGTAAAATCATGCGGTTGGCAAGAAGCCTTCTTGAATCAAGAAGAACTCTAGAGGTTAAGAAAGTTTTCTTCTTCTTCGTCAAAGAGGTGTTCTCTAGAGGTGCTAAAATGGCTAGCCATCGCATCTTGAGCTTTATCAAGCCGCCACAACCGTATCCCTCTTGTGCCTCCCCCTAACTTAGCGTTACCTGCTGAACCTCCACTCCTCATACCTCCAAACATTTTAAGGTCGAGCGCAAACTTGCGTTGAGTGGGTACTTCCCCAAACATATGACTGGATAAATGCCACCGTTTGAACGTCTCATATAGTAGAGGGTTAGGTATGTTTACTGCTGTGTGTTGCCACTCTTTTTCCTCAATTGAACCTAAAAAACCATCCACTCCGTATACATCAAATGTACCTTGATGCAAACACTCCATCCACCATTTAGTTATAGAGTCCGCACTGTGTAGCTTCTGTTCAATCTCAAATTCATTTTTGAATCCTGATGGCAGATATTTAGGATTGAACTTTGTGATATCACGCTCTAATAGTTCTCCAATAAACGCAGCTGTTC